CCGAGAGACATTGATGAAGCAACAACAGTAAGACAGATCATTAGAGCATTCAAACAATACTCTGCTGTTGGAACTACTTCAAATAACTTATTTTTAACAGCACCAAATGTTTTCAATATTCAATATATCTCAAGAGATAATCAAAGAAAAGAATCTAATCATAAATCATTAAATAAAATTAAAACTTGTGCATTAAAATCAGTAAATGTTGATTATACCCCAGATGGTTCTTATATGACATTTAATGATGAGTCAAGAACAATGACATCATATAATCTCACTTTACAATTCCAAGAACTTGAACCAGTGACAGAAAAAGATTATAAAGATTTAAATGATATTAACGCAATAGGTTACTAAAATGCCATCATACTTTAGACAAGTTCCAGACTTCGAATACGTCAGTAGAGATCCTAATCAAAGACAAATCTCTGAGTATGCAACTGTAAAGAATCTATTTCGTCGCGGAAAACTTCGTGATGATATTTTTGGCAATCTTTCATACTTCACTAAGTATAAAATCATTGGAGATGAGAGACCTGATAATGTTGCATACAAACTTTATAATGACGAAACTCTTGATTGGGTAATTCTTCTTTCCAACAATATATTGAACATTCAAACAGAATGGCCATTACCACAGATAATATTTGATAAAGTATTGCTAGAAAAGTATGGTTCTTATGATGAACTTTATGGTGGTATTCATCATTATGAAACGAAAGAAATTAGAGATAGTGTTGGGAATCTTATTCTTCCAGAAGGTATCAAAATGCCAAGTCAATGGAAGAGTGGTAATGGATTTGTTCAAGGTGCAGTATTTACTGGGAAAGTTAATTACATATATTTTGATCAAGAATTCGAAGCGATTAATATAGCTATAGAAGACTTTGATGTAGATGTAAAATCAGGATCAACCGTATCTATTAGTGGTTCATCAGATCCAAATTTAAACGGAATATTTATAGTTAAAAACACATCTGCGGGTTTTTCTGACTTGAGCGGTACTAATATATTTTCATTTAGATTTACTCCAAATAATTTCACGTCAGAAGAAGTAGTAGAAATTACTGGTAATGAAAGATTCGAATTTATTTCAAATGAACCATTATCATATTCAGATAATTATTATTACAAATATTATGACAATAATTTGGGAAATGAAGTGACCTTACCATCTTCAGATATACTAAATCCAATCACAAACTATGAATATGAGAGTCAAATAGAAGATGATAAGAGAAATATCTTTATATTAAAACCACAGTATTTGAACATCGTATTCAATGATTTGGAGGAAATTATGACATATAAAAAAGGTTCTACTCAATATGTAAGTAGAACATTAAAGAAAGGTGACAATATTAGACTTTACTCATAGTAATCTTCAGGAAGAAATCCTGCATGATCTTTGTGAAAAGTAAAGAAGGTTGAAATTGTATATCGTTTTCCTTTAGTAATTTTTGATACTCCATGAGTATATTTCCAATCAGCAGGATGTAAAACTACCATTCCGGGTCTGGGGGTAACTTCTATTCCTAGACGAGGATAGTATATTTTTCCACCTTCAAAATCAGAATTTAAATAAATGACTCCACCAAAAGATCTCCAAGGAGAAGAATTTGGAGTAATATTATCTTGCTCTATGTTATCAGCATGTGGTGTCATTTCATCGCCTTCTTTCCACTTAACAATTTGTGGATACTCTGAGTACAAATAATTTAAATTTTTATCTACTAAATTAATAGAGATGAACTCTCTCATACCCAAACATGCTTGTTTAAGAATGTATTTGATGTCACTTGGAATTTCATTTCCATTATAAAGAATACATTTTTTATTCCAGTATTCAATAGAACTTTCATGACGATCAAATAGATCCTCTGTATTTTTGGTCCAATTTAAAATAGTTTTTGTTGCATAAGGAGTAAGAAACTCTTCTTCTACTATTGGGAATATATCCATTTTTTATATCTTAAAAATTAAAAAAAGAGCAGGTTAACCTGCTCTTTACCAATCAATCTTCTGCTAGACGCTGGAAGTAGGAAAGTGCATCATCCTCATCTTCATCAGTTTCCTTGTTTACTACAGGAAGTGAAGGTGATTTGGAGCGAGCAAAGGATTGTTCCAGTTCAGCAATGACACTTTCTTCTTGAGAAGGAGTTTGAGCATAGGACTCATACTGATCTTCTTGTTCTTGGATTGCAGCACGAGGACTCTTTTGACCGAGAACATACTTGAGGCGCTTCTCAAGGTCTTCATAAGACTTGAATTGATCTGGAGCAGTTACCGCTGCGAGCGAGTATTGCTTCTTCCAGAGGGCTTCAAGAGCATCATCATCATCCAGGAGTGGTGCAACGCGGTCAAATTCTGACTTGTCGTAGTTCCAATACCCATCTTTCTTTACGATTTTGAGTTTAAAGTTAGCACCTTGCCAGAAGTCAAAAGGATTGATAGGAGTTTCATCCTCAAACTCTGGTTGCATTGCTTCCATGATCTTATCAAAGATCTTCTTACCATACTTGAAGAGGAAGACTTTACCTTCGTTTGCAGGATTAGCAGGATCCTTTACAACATAGATGTTGCTGTAGTAAGACAGTTTACGCTTCTGCTTACGAACAGTTTCTTTATCTGCTTCGCTACCACTGTTCCAGAGTTCACGATTATACTCTGATACGGGATCTTTCTGTCCAAGAGTAGTCAGACTATTTTCGATATACCAACCTCCCAAACCTTGGAATGCATGAGTATAAAGTTTTGACCAAGGAAGCTCTTCACCTTCTGGTGCAGGAAGGAAACGGATAACTGCGAAACCATTGTTGGTTTTGTCAAGAGTTGGCTTCCAGAGACGCTCATCAGCGCCACCAGAAGTTGTGCTCATCTTCTCTACTTCCTTTACCAGTTTCGCAGTCAGCGAACCAAGAGAAGATTGTTTTTTAAGATCGTTAAAAGACATTCAGATTACCTCGTGTTTGTACGGATTTGGCTTTTGTGTACTTTGTTATTCTACAGGTCTGAACCTGTTTCGTCAATTCTTTCGCGCATTGCTTTCAACATCTTGGTCATATTGTTAAAAATTACGTTCATATCAACATTTGGAGGAAGACCCATCATTGATGCAGACTCGGCAATACGATTTTTCATTTCCTGTGCTTCAGGATCATCAGATAAACTCAAACGAGTATACAGCACCTTTTGTTTTTCCAGAAGTTTATCTAAAAGATTAACATGATGAAGTTTTTGTTCTTTACTCATGTGAGGAAACTCAAAGACATTTTTATAAACTTCCTCTTGCATTTGAGATATTTCAGTCATCTCTGCACGGACAACTTCAGAATTAAAGAAACTCATTGATCTCCCAAAATAACTTCTTTTAAACTAAGTACTCTTATATTTATTTTTCTTATTCTCATAATATTTTTTGTCTCTTTCTTTAATTTTTTCTTTATTTTCTTTTCTATATTTTTCTTGATATTCTCTTATCCTTTCTTTATTCTTCTCTCTATACTTTAAATCATATTCACGTTTCTTTTCTGGATTTTTTTCAAACCATTTTTTTGTTCTTCTTCTATTACTTGCTCGTGTCGCTTCTATCTTTTCATCTAAAGAATATTTTGTGTTTGCTCTAGAAATTGCTTCCTTTGCCTCATCTGTATGATTCCAACCTTTTTTACCCCAACCAGTATTAGCATATATTGGAGTATCATCAACATCTAGATATTTTGGTCCATCAACACAGAACAACTCATTTAAACTGCAACAGTTAAAGTTCATATTCTTTTTAGTAGGGGTACTTGTATTTATAATAATAAATGGGGGACTTACACAAGTCAAATACCCCTACCCGACTTTGCTGCCCCCAATTAATTATAAAACTATTTCTTTAAGAATTTTTTTGTATTTTAATACATCAATATTTAGGAATGGACTGTATTTTTTGATCTTTTTACTGACGGTTTCCCATACTGGATCTTGAAGTTTCTTATCAAAATTTTTGCTGAACAGAAAAATTTTATCACAGATAACCATTGTTTCTGGGCTAATTTTATCACTCAGAAAACTTTTAAGAATTACTGGATGACCTTTAGAACAGTCAAATACATCATCTACTTTTTTATTCTCAAACAAATTTTGAGTTTCTTCTTTGAAGACATAAGAGAGTGATTGATTTCTTTTCTTCCATTGTTCGTATCTACTTTCACCTTCTCGTATCATTTCTCCTATCCAAAGCTTACTTGGATCAGTGCAGGTGATAA